CAAGCTTTAAAAGATGCTTGGAACTCTTCAGCTAAAGGCGCGTATTTGATTGTTGCGCCAACATATAACATGTTGGACAAGACAACTTGGCCGGAGTTTATTGAAGCTTCTCGGGATTATATATTCAAAGAAAATAAGGTTGATAAGATTATCAAGCTAAAAAATGGTAATATTGTTTATGGATATTCCGCCGAGAATCCAGATCGGATTAGAAATACAACAGCAACGGGATTTTGGGGGGACGAGGCTAGAGAATGGAAAGATTTTAAAGGAATGTGGAGAATATTATTAGGACGTGCTCTTTCTACTGGAGGGAAGGGATTTATTACAACAACTCCCAATGGGCTTGGCGGGATATATGATGTCTTTTTCAAGGAAAAAAGACAAGATTTTGGTGTTGTTCGGTTTGATACTTATAAGAATGAGTATATCCTTAAGGAGAGAATAGACGATTTATATAATTATTATGATGAACAGTTTGCCAGACAAGAGATAGGGGCCGAATTTATAAGCTTTAAGGGAGGCGTTTATCATGCGTTCTGCAAAAAGAATGTTGTTGATCATATTTATGAAGATATTTCTCGTCCTTTAATTCTTTGTTGTGATTTTAACGTTAACCCTATGGCGTGGGTTATTTGCCAGAGGGAAAAGGGACAAGACGGAAGAGATGTTATTCATGTAATTGATGAGATTTTTTTGAATAATTCAAATACTTATGAAGCGTGCGTTGAGGTTAAATCAAGGTATCAGACTGTTGGGAGGACGGTATATCTTTATGGTGATGCTACTGGTAGGGCTAGGCACGCGGCATCAAATTTGTCTAATTGGGCTATTGTAAAGCAGGAACTGTCTGGAAGTTATTTAGTTGATAGGGTGCCAATCAATAACCCAAGTGAAATTGATCGGGTTAATTGTTTGAATACTATGTTGTGTAACAGTGCTGGTGTCAGAAGGATTTTTGTATCATCAAAATGCAAAAATCTTATAAATGATTTAGAAAGAGTTCAGTACAGGCATGGGACGTGTTATATTGATAAAAGTTTTGATAAAATGTTGACTCATTTGACAGATGCTTTAGGATATATGGTAGATCGTGATTATTCTCTTATAAGAAGTAAAATTGATTCATTAAAGATATAAAGGGGATATTGTATGCCAAATAATAAGATTATAGAAGGTCGGCATAAGGTTTATCTTAGATATAATGGTTTCTGGGATTTTCTTTTAGATTCTTATGAGGGTGGCATTGATTATACAAGGGCTTTTATGCCTATTAGTCATAACCATTCTGGCGTGGTTAAGATATATGTTAATGGGAAGCAAATGAATGATGAAAGAACTAGGTCGAATCTTTTTATGCATCCTAAAGAAACGAATGAGAGCTATTCTTCTCGTGTTGAAATGAGTTATTATTATAACTTCTGTCAGCCTATTGTTGATATATATACAAACCACCTTTTTAAGGATCCTGTTGTGGAAGATTTTGGAAGTTTATCAATGATTATTGAGAGGGTTTATAATGACATTGATGGGGCAGGCACTTCTATCCCGGAACTTAGGAGAGAGATTTGCGATCTTATTCAGATATATGGGCATTGTTTTTGTTTGGTCGAGAACTCTATTGTTAATAATTTAATAAGTTTAGACGCTGCGTTAAAACAAAAATCAATCCCGTTAATAAGGGTTTTACAGCCACAGGATGTTTTAAACTGGGAACTTGATGATTTGGGAAATCCATTATGGGTGTTGATTCGGGTTATTAATGATAACGTATGTTCTTATAGGTTAATTACGAGAGATAGTTATATTGTTTATGATAAGGACGGAGTGATTATTAAAGAAGAGGATAATCATACAGGGCAAGTCCCTATTAAATGTTTCTTTGATAAGAAGTCTAAGAAGCACAAGAATTTTTTCGGGATTAGCGCAATAGCTGATATAAGTTTTATTTCTCGTGATATTTATAATTTGTGTTCATCTCTCAATCAAATTATTCGTGATCAGACTTTTTCTTTCTTGGCTATTCAAGGGGATGTTTCCGATTATCAAGGTGATAATTCAATCGGTACGCGGAAAGGGCTTATTTATCCCCTTAACACTAATGTCCCACAATACGTAGCACCGGATAGGGCAAACGCGGATGTTATTATGAGCCAGATTGATCGACAAGTGCAGAAGATTTATCAAATGGCAAGGATTGATGGAGGATCGGCAGAACAATTGCAGCAAGTTGTTTCTCAGTCGGGCGTATCAAAAGCTTTTGATTTTCATGAAACAAATTCAGCGTTGGTTAGGAAGTCTAATAATATGGCAGATGCTGAGAATTCGTTGTGGGGTTTATATGCTATGTCTCTTGGCCGTGTTTTTGATGGGAATATCAATTATTCAAGTAATTTCAGTGTTTCTTCATTAAATGATGATATTGAAGAAGCTGTTAGTTTCGGTAAATTAGCTATAGGCAATACGTTTAAGTCTGCTGTTTATGAGAATATTATACGCAAGAAATTCCCAAGGCGTGAAGACAGCGAAATTAAGAAAATGATAAAAGATATGGAGGAAGAATTATTAAATGATAATTCTGGTAACAACAGTCTATTTAATCGTTTGAGCATATAAAATATGGGGAGGGGCGATATGCCTGGAGAGAAAAATGAACAATCTGAAAATAAGTTTACTCAAGAGCAGCTTAACGATATTATATCTTTTGAGAAGAAGAAGATTTTGGAAAAGTTCGCTGATTATGAAGATCTAAAAAAAAAGGTTTCTGATTTCTCCAAGATTAAAGAAGATCAGGAGTTAAAAGATCTGGAAGCTAAGAAAGAATATGATAAATTGAAAGATAATTGGTTAAAGGCAGAGAATCAGTATAAATCATTGTTGTCTGAGAAAGATAATTTGATTAAAGAATATAAGATCAATAGAGTGATTGAAGATTCTGTTTTCAGACAGAACGGATATTCTGACGCAGGGAAATTATTAAGAGAATATGTTGTTTATTCAGATAATGATTCTGACATCAAGATTAAGTATAAAAATAAAGACGGAGTTGTTGAGGAAGTTTCTGTTGATGAAGGCGTTAAGAGATTTCTTTCAGACCGGCCATACCTTGTCAGAGCAAGTTCTTCTGGCAATCGAGGTTCGGGGGCATTTACGCCTGATGAGAAAGGCGGCGCAAACCAGACAAGTGATTTAGCTAGTCAGCTATATAATGCTCGAAGATCTGGGGATTACAAGAAGATTGAAGAGATCAAGAACAGAATAAGAGAAAAACATAAGGTCTAATTATGGGGGGGGTAAGAAATGGCTAATGAAACAACAATTACTACATTGACTGAAGCTATTCCAGTCATAAAAGAAGTAGCGATGTTAGAGTTGGATGATGGGGATATAATTGCTCCGCTTGTAAGGAATGTTCAGATTACAGGACCTGGCGTTCAACATGATACCCCGTTTATTCAGCGGTTAGTAGCTGAGAGTGATGATAGTTTGGCTAATCAGGCCTTAGATTCTGGGTCTAGCGATGAGACATCTCCTTCAACTGCCACTGTTGGTGTTCATGGCATTACTGTTTTGTTGAAAGAACTAGCAGTGTTAGCTACTCCGGGGGATTTATATCAAATTGCTGGAGCTCTGATGGGTCAAGCTATAGCAAAGAGACGCGATCAGGATTTGGCGGCTCTTTTTACGTCAGTGACTGCAATTCAAGGTGGAGCTAACAATGATATTGCTCCTTCTGATTTTTATGCAGCATATAAGAAACTAAGACAAAATCAGGCACCGTTGCCGTATAGTATGGTTGTTACTCCAGGGCAATTCTGGGGGACGGTTGGGATTGCCGCTTTAACAGAAACAGTTAATAACAAGATTGTTTCTGGGTTTATAGGCGCTGTCCGTGAAGATATTGCCAGGATGGGGTTCACTGGGCAATTGTTAGGTTTTAATATGTATATTGATGATAATATAACAGTTACATCCAATAACGCTTCTGGATGTGCGTTTTCAAGAGACGCGTTTAAATTAGTGAAGATCGCGGGCAGAGACTTCCGGATTGATGTTGACTTGGCATCATCTGGAACAGAAGTTGGGGATCAGGTTACGGCGACGGATATATGGGGCGAAGCCGTTTTGAGAAATCGCCATGCAGTCGAGATGCAATTCAATGAAGACACTTAATAATAGTTAGTTAGGGTTGATTGTGA